AACTACTGTTCCAGGAGCAAGTTGGTCTTTATCTACAAATAGAAAATTTGCTACATCAACAGGTAAAAATCCAAATGGAGTTGGTATTATGAAAGAGAAGCAATTTATAAACCAGTATACAAGAGGTATGCACCACGGAGCTAGTAAAGTACCGCATAGCGCTTTAAGATCAGTTTCAGGACAATCTGCACACAGAGATAAGAATTATAGTGATAACTGGCTTACTTTAGCAATAACACCAGAAAAGAAATTAGGGGCTAATATGGCAGGTCTATTCCAAGATGGAGGAGGCATGCAACTACATAACTCAGGAGCATCAACTGCAGCAAACAAAACGGTTGATAACTGGTCAGCAGGCTGTCAGGTATTTGCAAATCAGAAACAACACAACAGGTTAATGGAACTAGTAGGTAAGAGTGAGAAAGCAACAAAATCTAATAAGTTTTCCTATGTACTCCTTAATAGTAAAGAGATAAAATTATAGAATGGCAGATATTAAAAGTGACATACTAAGCTACGTACCAGGTTCTCAATATGTTATTGAAGCACTCGGACAATCTACTGGAGAAGCATCTAATGAGTATGCTAAGTACACTGATTTGTTAAATCAACCGGTAGAGGATTTAGTAGGTGTTGCAACTTCGTGGGGAAGTAAGTATAAATTAGCTTTAGATGATTTACTGAAAGGTAACTTTGCTAAAGCTACACTTCTTATTGAAAATATAGGATCAAATCCTGCATATAATATGGTAGCTCCAGGCCTTAAGAATAAATCTTCGGAAGCCTTCTACTACCCTAAACCAACAGAAGAAGATTACATACAAGGATCTTTTAGAAGATACTTTTTACAGGATGTAAGAAATAGCGAAATTAAAGAAATAACATCTGAAACATATAAGAGTATCGCCGATAAAGGCTACTACAGAAGAACTAAGCTAGAGTGGAACCTCCTAGGACCCTCCGAGGATGAAATAGTTAATGGGTATAGTTACCCTGGAGCAATAGCTAGGAACAGAGACGTTGTTTCACAAGCAGAAGAGACAATACCTGGTATGACTGAATTTCTTTCTGATCTAAAGCAATTTGTAGTCGAAGAAGCTTCTAAATTTAAACAAATAAAGAAAGAAAAGAACGAAGTAACTACCTTAGAAACTCAAGGACTTACCATAGTTAGCGCAACTAGTAAAAAAGTAATAGAAGAAGAGCAACTACCAGCTCTTCCTGAATTGCCTCAATCAGAAGCAAACGCAGGAGAAGCTGCAGCAACCGAAGGAACTCAAAGCGCTGAAACTACATCAGCGTATGCTAAATCGTTAACATGGTATCAAGCACAAGTAGGTAACCCTAGTGCAGAAAGATCATGCGGGTCATTTACACCAGTTAGTATGAAGATTTATAACCAGGAAGGACCTTTAGTAGATGATGAAGGAAACCCTAAGAAAGACATTTACTACTATAGAACTAAAAACGCTGTTAAGGAAAACAAATACTTCCCGATTAGAAGAATACCAAACCTAAATCCAAAGATACAATCACCAGAATCTTACGAACTTTACTATACTATTCGTGTAGAAGGATACGGTGACTATACTGCAAAGATTGATAGGGAAGGAAAACTTTACGACATTAAGCAATGTTAAGTTTGATCTTAACAGATTAGTTCGTATATTAAGTAAAAGGTTATAAGAAATGTTTTATATAGTAGAAAATAAACAGCAGCTTGATAGGCTCCGTAGTTACCCGGATATTGATGTCTACGTAGATGTAATTTCATCTAATGATTACTTCCATCCTAAATTTACAACAACCGTAGCAATCTACATAAGACCCCTAGATGACTCAGGAGGTTACATTATACCTATAAACCATGATGAAGGTTTAAATGTTAGTAAGGAAGAAGCTTTTGACCTCTTAAAAGCATACAAAAGGATTTATGTATTAGATAAGAAAAACCTGCTTTACCACTTTCCACTTGTAGATGTAATAGATATAAACTTATGGAGAGCATTCTGGTACTACGATAAAATAGAACTTCCAAGTAAAATATCAACAATAAACTGGTTCTATAACAAATTTAAAGACTTTGATAATATTAATCAGATAATACCTTTATCTAAATTACACGAACAAAGTGAAAGGGTATTTGATGCAATAGAAAAGTATATAGAAGAACCTAAAGAAGATACCTTTAAGTTCTATAACGATGTTGCTGTTAAGGTATTTTACTTACTAGAACAACACGGACTTCGAGTAGTATACCAACCTTTTATAGACTTATTTAAACCAAATACACCTAAGTATAATATAAAGGATAATATTACATACACGTATTACAACCTTTACAATAGTACGTCAAGACCTACTAACGCTTTTAATAGTGTAAACTTCGCAGCTATACCTAAAGGAGAAGAGTTTAGAAAAGCTATTATACCACAGCACGATTGTTTTGTTGAATTTGACTTTGACGGGTACCATTTAAGACTATTATCAGAACAAATCGACTTTAAAATAGAAGGTGAATCAGCCCACAAAGCCTTAGGTAAATACTACTTCGGTAAAGAAGACTTAACAGAAGAAGAATACGCTCAAGCAAAACAAATTAACTTTCAGGCTATATACGGGAGAATACCAGATGGATATAAGAACTTAGAGATATTTGTGAAACTAACTAAGTACATAGACCGGTTATGGGATGAGTTCTCTAAGGGGGTAGTAAGAACTCCTATAAGTAACAAACCTTTTAATAAGCACCTTAAGGAAATGCATCCGCAGAAACTTATGAATTATATCATGCAATCGTTGGAAACTGCAAGAAATGTTCTTATCTTAAAAGAAGTGCTAAAGTATCTTAGAAATAAGAAAACAAAAATAGCTCTCTATACTTACGACGCAATATTATTTGATTATGCTAAAGAAGATGGAGAACATATAATAAATGAATTAGCTTTGATACTAAGTGAAAATAAAAAATACCCAGTTAAAATAAAAACATCTGAAAACCTGGTTTTGTAAAACCTTTTAATATTTATATGTACACAATGGAAAATGTTATGTCTCAACATCGATTCGATTACGATATCGATCAAATATATTTAACTGAGGATATGAGTAATAAGCTGTTTTGCACCTTCTCTACAGGAGAGGAACTAGAGGCGACATTAGAAAATATAGTACAAAAATATAGAATTATCTATAATAAAATATTCGTTTTGTATTCTAAAAGTCAAGACGAGTATATCTGCACCTATAATGTAGATTTTGGTAATGTTTCTAATTTTATCGATAATACTATTTTAGTACATCGAAAGAAAGAAGCAAATACCCTGTATACGATTAACGCTCTCAACACACTAATTAAGGAACTTAATAACGGAGTATTAGATACTACTTTTAAAATTAACTGGACGGACTACAAAAACTGTATTCTATTAACGAAGGGTCCGGAATTAAAAAGAGTAAATACCAAATTATTTAAGATCGTAGAGTTGGAGAATTGAGATATATTTCGTATCTTAAATAAGTTATAAACAATTAAAGTTATATTATGAATCTAGATGCAATCAAAGCAAAGCTGTCTGCGTTAAATAACGGCGGACAAGAAAGAGAGAAGGTAGACTATTCAGCTACTTTCTGGAAACCCGAAAACGGTAAAAGCACCATTCGTATTGTACCTTCTATGTATGATCCTAATCTTCCGTTTAAGGAAGTGAAGTTTCACTATGGAATTGGTAAGTACCCGATGGCCGCTTTATCTAATTTTGGAAAACAAGATCCTATTGAAGAGTTCATTAAGGAATTAAAGAAGACTTCAGATAAGGATAACTGGACATTAGCCGGTAAACTTAACCCCAAGACACGTATTTTCGCACCAGTAATTGTAAAAGGTGAAGAAGATAAAGGTGTTCGTTTATGGGGATTTGGTGTAACAATCTACAAAGCGTTATTAGCATTAGCTCAAGACGAAGAAGTAGGAGATTACACAGACGTAATGAATGGATGGGACCTAGTAGTAGAAGTTGCTCCAGGTAACCCGTACCCAACAACATCGGTTCGTATTAGACCTAAACAAACTCCGCTATCAGATAATGCAGCGCAAGTTGATTTATGGTTAAAGAACCAACCACACCCTGTTGAGATTCATACTCAATACGATTATGAGTTCATTAAAAAGCAGTTACAAAATTACTTAACACCAGGTTCAGCAGAGGACGAAACTCCTTCAGCACCTGCACCTCAGGCATCTAATTCCTTAACTGAGACTCTAGGAAGTCATTCAACCGACTTTTCTTTAGAGACTTCAACACCAGGAGTTAAAGACGCGGTAAGTAAATTTGATGACCTTTTTAACGAATAAAATAAATGGCAAAAAGCGCAACAGCAGAAAAAGCATCTGCTATAGTAAAGAGTGGATTTAATTTAGGTAATTTCAAAAAGAAGAAGGGATTTGCAAATGCCTCGGTAAAGTTTAAAGAGCAAGGGTGGATACCTTTATCAAAAGCCTACCAAGATATTACTTCTATGCCAGGTATACCGACAGGTCATATTACCTTATTAAGAGGTCATAGTGATACAGGTAAAACCACAGCATTATTAGAAGCAGCAGTATCAGCTCAGAAGTTAGGAATTTTACCGGTATTAATTATCACGGAGATGAAATGGTCTTGGCAACATGCCAAAGAGATGGGACTACAGTTTGAGGAAGTTGTAAATGAAGCAACTGGAGAAATAACAGACTACGAAGGCTTCTTCCTTTACTCAGATAGAGGTACGTTAAATACTATTGAAGATGTAGCATCTTATATAGCAGATCTTTTAGACGAACAGGCTAAAGGAAACCTACCTCACGACTTATGTTTCTTCTGGGATTCTGTAGGCTCTGTACCTTGTGAT